CAGTAGGGCTTTCAAAGTCAGGATACTCGTCCTTACGGACCAGTTCATAACCTTCCCTTAATTTGGCACTGATGTTCTTTGTATCATCAAAGCCACGCGTTTCGGCGCGAATCCAACGATGTTTAAAGCCATCAGGGGCAGGTGGTGCATCTAGCATAGACGGGGGAGCCCATGGCTTACGAACAGCCTGTTTCTCCCGAGTTTGGTTAGCGCGAGAAGTACGGTTCATAGCCGAACTACCTTTTTCTTGGTCATTTTGTTCAGTCATTTTCTTTTACTCCTTCACGTATTTCGCATATTCTTCAAGCGGCACACCCAATTTTTTCGCAATTGCGACTTGGCTCGGGGTGAGTCGGACCTTTCTCCCACTACTGCGCCCAGATGGTGTTCTTGAAGCGCCAATGACTGTCTGAGCGGGTCGTCTATTGGTGCCGTTTGAGCCGTTTCCAAACTTGTCAGAAATACGGCGATCAAGTTCAGTATAGTAGTCTTCTCCGTTGGGGTCAAACCCTTCGTCTTCGACTAGCCTTTTGTGTATACCAAACGCAGCATACGTCATTGCTTCGTCTGAGCCAAACCAACTGTTTCGCATAGCCCACGACTCTGCTTTAGGGTCGGGTCTTTTAGGCTGCTGTGCGGGCATAGGCTGACGGGCTTGGTGCTGTTGAGCTGCGGCTGCTTGTTGTTGCTGTCGCTGCGACTGCATCTTTGCCTGATTAGCACGGTCTTGTTGAATAGCTAAACTGGTAAGTGTTCGTTGAGCTTCAACCGTTGCTTGACTGTCACCTAACTCAATTGCGCGAGTTAGATTAGCTTCCGCTTGGGATATTTGAGTGTTAACTCGGCTGGTATACTCTGCAACGTAGTGAGTGTCTAAACTGGTCATACGTTGTTTGAGGTTATTTGATTCACCCTGAACAGCTTGAGCATACTTAATTGCTTCTTGCTCACGACGTTCTGCTTCACGCATCTTTTTAGTCAGACGACTAATACGCTTCTGGGTTGACGTTTCAGCTTTGGAAAACTGGTCTTCAGAGCCTTCGGAACTATCGTCATCTTCACGAATATCCTCCGTCACCTCTATGTCTACAGCTTCCGCATCACCGACGTCTAATTCGACTTCGTTATTCTCGGCCATTTTTATCTCCTTAGTTTAATTGATGTATATCTTCCGGGTCCAGAATGGTTGATAGAATTTCATCATCATTCAGGATTCTGACTTCTCCGCCGTCTATCTGGAAGCGTGAACCAGCATAACGGGCAAACATCACCCACTGCTTTTCTTCGCACCATGGTCCAGTAGGGAATTTGGCTGTGTCTTGGTAGGCGAGTGGGCCCACTTTAAGAACGTAACCAACTTGAGTGGAGATTTGGCTTTTTTCTACTGTTTCACTAGGTAGAAAAATACCGCCTGCGGTTTTACCCTTACCTTGATAAGGTAGGATCAAAATCCGCCAACCCGTAGGGTTAGGCATCCGGTCTAAGAGAGTTTTCCCGATGGCTTCGGGATTCAAGCGTGGTTTTTCCACGTAAGCATCAGCAAGGCTTTGTGCTTCTTTCTTCGCCTTGGCTTCGTCTTCTTGCGCCTTGGCTTCTGCTCTTTTGTCGTTAGCAATCTCCTTGGCAGTCTTTTCAAAAACTACTTTTGGAGTTGTATCTTCTTTGTCTTGGCTAATCATAATGATTGCTCCTGTTTATCTAGCAGGCTCTTGAGTTCCTGTTCCACGTGAGTAAGACATTCTAAGTTGCCCATAAGCTCACGATATTGTTCCATTGACTTCACGTTACCGTATATCATCAAATCTGTCACGCCTTGCCGTCTATCTCTCAAGATTCTAAAAACAGCTTCGGCTACATAAATTTCGTCCATCTACCCCTCGCATATAATCAAACATTGTCTGATATAATCGTATCACACCTTATATGGGAGGTGCTAGGACAAAATAAATAATTATGCGAGAGATCGCAGTTCAAAGTGGGGTCCATCTATAAAAGGGCGTCTGCCTTGAGAGCGTCGAAGATCAACATAACTGTTCATTGCTTCTTCCATCGTGCCATCCCATGTACGGATATCATCTACCGTCCATGAACCGCCCCAACGAATATGAGCGCCATGCTTTTCAGCCGCTATCTTCATAGCATCCGCCAGATCGTCATACAAAGAAAGTTCCCACGATCCCCGCGAACCAACATACGCCATCAGATCAACGGCGTGTGAATAACCGTCGTCTTGGATCAAATGGTTGCTGTTCATGGTTTTAGACGCGCCTTTGTCAAACAGCTCTTGCTGCTCGGCCAACGTCCTGACACCAAAGATAACGCCAAAATCTGTTTGTGTATGCTGGATAGCAGTTTCAACAACTTTAACTAGCAGAGGGTGTACGCCTTCTAGTTTACCTAGACTGCGGTTTGATAATTTAAAGGTCATTTTATTACGCCTTTCACGCGCTCGAACGAGCGGAGTCCCCCCAGACCGAGCATTCCCATGAGAACTGGCATCATTACCGACATGTCTGCTTGTGGGACATCTACTCCAAAGCCCGCTGCTATGGGTGATATTAAAAAATTGACGGCTAAACCAAGAACGCAAACGTGCCCACATAACGGCCTCCAAGAAGATTGAAAGAAGTTTCCTTTGGCATCAGCAGTGTTTAAGGCAATTTGCGCTAGGGCAATTTCTTGACCATGTTTTTCGGCCATGGTCCCAATGTCATGCGCTAGTTGGGCCTTGGTATCTTTGTCTTGGATAAATTTATCTAAGAGCCCTGTCACGGGACCGATTAGTGATTGTAACATTTCGCCTCCTTTTTTATCTTAGCGTGAGTCCCTTATAAAAATAAGATACTCGACGATCCCCCAACAGCCAAGGGCCAACAGCATGAAGCCTAAACACCAATAAAAAATCTCCCATCTTTGAGCCACAATAGCTTCAATCTCTTTTCTCTCCGCTATCCGTCTCTTGCGAGCCTCGGCTTGGAAGCGAATCCAGTCATCGTACAACCCGATTCTTCCATATATCTTCATGTATTCGTGCAGTTCTTTTTCGGTCTCTCGTATCTTATCTAACGCCATGAACTCTTCAAAGTCGTTAGACTTCTTAGTGCCCAAGAAAGAAAACACACTGTTCTCATTCTTCTTTTGTTTAGCACGTAACGCTTCTTTAGCCCCCACCATTTTTTGGATGGAACCAAAGGCGTTTGCAAGATCACCGCCGTTGGCAATGACCTGTTTCACAACGCTAAAGCCCGCGTTGAAGGCAGCTAGTTCTGCTAACACATACTTGCCCCATGTTAAAAAAGACCCATACGGGTTAATTTACCACAAAGTTATGTACTTAACTATCTCAAAAGTTAGCCGCCTCCTAAAGAACCTATCCCTTGCTGGCTTTCAGGTCTTGCAAAAGGGTTCCCTGAATCAACCGGTTGCGTTGGAACAGCGCCCGTCAAACCATAATTAGACGCGGCACTTACATTAACATCCTGCGCTACTCGCGGTGCATAGGTCCCGGTATCCGGATCGGGATCGTTACCGCCAAGGTTATCAACAGGGTCAACAGGTACTACGGGAGTCGTGGTTCCGGTAGTGCCGCCGGGAGTAAAGTTAAAGTCGAACCCCGGACTAAACGGGTCAAATCCTAGCCCGTTGGGGTACTGCTCGTAGAAACTATTCAGGCCCGCCAAAGTCTCTGGCGTCATACCGCTAGTATCTGTTCCGGGCGGAATAAACGGATACGGGTTGCCTGAACCTTCTTCGTCATCATTTCCGCTACCCGTTGCAGGGTTCGTATTGTTTCCGGGTCCACCGGGTCCACCGGGTCCACCGGGTCCACCGGGTCCATTTCCGTTACCGGACGCATCAGTGCCGCCCGTGGTATATCCGGGACCGTTACCCATTCCGGGTCCACTACCAGCACCACCTTCGCCGCCAATACCGGGATCAAAGCCACCACCGCTAAACGGGTCAAATCCGTTGGGGTATTGCTCGTTAAAGGCATCTATACTTGCTTGTTGTGCGGGTGTCAGACCGTTGCTTGTGTCAGGTGTCGTTCCGCCGGACTCCGCAGGGTTTGGATCGGTAAAAGTAAATCCGGGTCCACTACCGCCGGGACCACCGTTTGTTAGTCCGGGGGTAAAGTTTGGGGGAGGGTTATCTCTTCTGCCCGGCCCTGTTTCTCCACCCATTCCGGGATCAAAAGTGCCATCAAAATAATTGCCCGCGCCACCTTCTCCACCCATTCCGGGATCAAAAGTGCCGCCGCCGGGCATAGGTATTCCACCAGTAGGCGCTACAAACTCTGCGGTCATAGGTGTGGTAGGCGCTAGGCTTTCAATACCGCCGGGTTCAGGTGTGTAACCGGGAATGTTTGACAGGTCAATATTTGACAGGTCAATATTTCCGAAGCCACCGCCGCCCATGCCTTGGAAGGCAGGACTTGCACCGCCGGGTTCAACGCCAAAGCCGGGATCAAATGTTTGAGGAGGCGTAGGTTCCGGAGCAGGCATTGGTTGCGGCATCGGGGCAACCCGAGGCGGAACAGGTACACCATTACCCGAATCATCGTAAGGAGCGGGCATTGGAGCCGGGGTAGGTTTGAAACCTCCGCCCTCACCACCTATTCCCGGCATTGGCATCGGCATCGGTGCAACCGGAGCAGGCATTGGCGGTAAAGGAACAGGAGCAGGATTAACCATCCCCCCCGGAACTTGGAAATTTGGGGGGAGTTGGAAATCCTCCGGAAGTTTAAAGTTAAATCCACCAAAGCCTGCCATTGGCATCGGCATCGGTGCAACCGGAGCAGGCATTGGCGGTAAAGGAGCAGGAGCAGGATTAACCATCCCCCCCGGAACTTGGAAATTTGGGGGGAGTTGGAAATCCTCCGGAAGTTTAAAGTTAAATCCACCAAAGCCTGCCATTAGAATACTCCTTCAAAACGCTGCGGCCTAGCTATAGGACTAAACTTCTTAATAGCACCACCGTTAGGGTTCTTTATCACCTTACGCTTAGTTTTAATTGTATCGGTCCCCACATTTCTGACGACCGACTTGTTTTCTTTGCCCTTATGCACCGGCATCTTAGTAACCCATGAAGTCCAAGCCTTTGATCGCCGCACCTGTTCCACGAGTCTTCATCTTACGTGGGGTGTTAGCAAAATCTGTAAGGCCACCTGCCACAGGGGCGGGCGCAGTCTTACCGTAAGGAACACGGCCTTGACCTTTAATGTCGGCATAACCAACAGCTTTAGGTGGGTTGCTCGGGGCAGACCCGTTTACTTTTATTTTTCGATTTTTCATTATGAATCTCCTCGATTATTTTGTTGTTTCAATATTTCTCTATCCATTGCAGCTTGTATTCGAGCCGATGTTTGACGTTCTTGAGCCGCAATCCGTTCACCAAATTGCTCAGACCGCATCTCTTGGTTCTGCGCGTCTAACTGAAGCTTGGCTTGGTCAATCTCGTTGTCGGCAGCATCGCCTTCAGCCTTAACCTGAATTTCTTGTTGCTTCAATTCTACCAGAGGATCAGGTGCACCTGCACCAGACATCTCACCAGACAGGTCTTTCACGCCTTGGAGGCCTTCTGCAATAAACTGCGCAGTCATACGCTCGACTTCAAGCATCTGCTCTTCGTCTGCTGGTTGACCACCGGATTGCTGAACCTGCTGCAAGTAAGCAACGGCTGCTTGTTCCTTCGCTGCAATCTGCACATGTTCCATAACATGCTTCTGAAGCGTCATCGCTACCGGAGGCATACCACCAACAATAGGACTTGTTCCAAAAACCAAGTGCGCTTTAATATGCGCCTCGTGATCTTGACCTTCAAAGGCTTTAAGCGGAAGCATGTCCAAAGAGTTAATGTTTTCTTGTGCGGGATCAATAGGTGTTGGCTCTTCCGCAGGCACAGACTTCATTATGCGATCTATGTCGGTAACGCCCAACGCTTCGTACATATCACGGTAAACTTCGTGAATATTATGTATTTCTGGCGCTTGAGTCGCGAGCTGCATCTTAGTTTGAGCAAGCATAATACGCTGTGCTTGACTAAATACATTAGGGTTACTAACCGGAACAACGTCAACACGGTCATCAAAGTCCTCACGCATGATCGTTTCATCGCCGCCCGGAACAGAGTACGGATACTCTTGGGGCAAACTTTCAGACATCACTCGTGCAAGAATCTTAAATTCCTGACGCATAGCATAATGTAAACGTTTATGGACCGCGCTCATTACACGTGCGCCCTGCTCCATCATAGCCATGGTCGTACCAACCGCAGCACCTTGATTACCATCACCTACTTTAAGATCAGTGATCGTAGCAAAGCGTTGTGCCGCATCTACCACAAAACCAAGTAGTTGGAACAATGTTTGGTCGGGACCCTTAAAGGGTAAAGGCATTAAGCTGTCGCGAATAGCACCACCGGGGGCGTCCACATCTCGGAACTCACCGGGTTGTAAAGGTTCATCGTCATCCCTGATCCGTAGTCCGCGGGCCTTGAAGCCAGCCGGAAGGTTAGAAAGCGTACCTGCATCAATCAACTGTCGAAGCGCAGAAGTCGCTGTCCGGGACAAACCACCAATAGTATGTATCAAGCCTAGACCGTAAAAGCCGAAGCCGGGTAAAAACTTGTAGTGTGTGAAATAACTGATCTTCTTCCGTAGGATATCCGCTTCAAGATAGTTACGACGGATAGACAGAATCTGCCCGTTGTCCTCGGAAATAGTAACGATATAAGGGATTTTAATGCCTGTAAACTCGCCTTCTTCGTCAATATCTTCGTAGCCTTCTAGGTCCAAATCAACATGACACTCTAAAATAGTGCAGTCATAATCGATCTGATTGGCGTCCATACCATCAAGACGGTCCATTTCACCCGAAAGTGACGTCATTTCTTTCTGTGAGGGAATTACTTCAACATCTAAGTACAGTCCCGCTACCTGTCGCTTACGCAAATCGTTTAACGACATGCGAACGACTTGTGTAATGTTAGGACATGAAGCAAGGTCCGCAGTCTCATACGGAACAACTAGGTTCTCCGCAGGAACGAACTTAGAGACAGCTCTATCAAGCGTCTCATCGTAATATGTTTTCTTAAAAGTAGAGCCCGCTAACGGCAAAAAGAACAACATTTGATCCATGTCTGGAGTGTATTCTTCCATAACATTCGTAATGTAGTAGTTCATGAACGACTGAACGCGCTGCGCTTGCTGTGCTTTCTTAGTAGTGCTCTTACCCATCACTACCGTGCGGACAGGGCCCGAAGGAGGCAGTAATTCGTTAAAGGCTTGTGCTTGGAACTGTGTAGCAGCTTCTGCTAATAAAGGATGCGTTACACCGGAGGCTCCACGGAAAGGCTGTGTGCGCTCTTCGTAGTTAAAGCCCAACAGCTCAAGGCCATTGGAATACGCTTCTTCCCAATCTTGACGACTGGCTTTGTTAGCATCAAACTCGCCCAGCAGCTCAGAGGATATGCGCCCCAGCTCACGGTCCGGAATCTCTTCCGCGAGGTTTGCATCAAATTCTTGGTTCTCGCCCCGTTGATCGCTCGGGTCAAAATCAATGATAACCCCACCGTCATCTTCAGGTGTGATTTCAATAGCCCCGACATCTTCGGCACTAATCATAGCCATAACGTCGTTTTGTGAGTCGGGAAGTTCCAGTTCAATCTCAGCAGACATGTCATCCATGTTCATTTGAGATGGAATGTTTCTGTCCATCAAACCCGCATTTGTTTTTCCGTTAGCCATAAACGCTCCTAATGATCCGGTAAGAAATAACCTGAGTTGTCACGAGGGAAGTATAAGTCAGGCCCATCTGCGGGACTCCTGAAATTCTCACTCCATCGCGGCTTGTCAGTCGGGGGACCCTGTTCCTCCGGTTTCCTACCTAGAATTACATTTAACTGTTCAAAGATGCGTTTGTCTACCATTTCTGTAAGTTGCGGCGTACTTGCATCTATGCCAGCTTTCTTAAAAAGATTGATTCCTACCGCATTGTTCCGCTTGTCCATGGTCGCATGAGCGCGATTACCAAAGAACATTTCATTAACATTGCCGACTTTCCTAGATGTCTCGGGCCCATAGCCGCGGGCCGTGATGGCCGAACCCAGCATGTGCGCTCTTACATCTTCCAGTTCTTGAGGAGTCGGCATATCGCGACGCGGACGTTGATGGCGCGTTGCACCATCCACAGGATCAATACCGTAGACACCATCAGACAACTCTTCAGTAGGGTAGTTATAATCGTCCGCAAGCGTTTCAAAAAAAGTTTGCCCTTCCGGATAATATACATCTCGATTTTCTGAATTTGTGCGACCAGAACTTCGTATGTCGCTTTGAGTAGAGGCATTAAGAGGTAAAGGGATGCCTTCCGTGCCTTCTGGAGGATCAGAAAAAAATTGATCTGCGATAAACGATCCAACACCTTGCTCAACATAGGCAGGTTCCTCAGAAAACTCTTGATTGTTTTCCATGGACGAGTCTAAAATGAC